TTATCCGGGACTACTAAACCGCGTTCATGCGCTTCATTGAAAATAGCCATTTCAATCATAGCTACAGAACCCATTACTGTTGGCAGTAATACTGTATTCTCATGTGCCAGCTGGTTAGCTAGTTCTAAAAATTTGAGTTTGTTGTGAATCTTCACCAACAACATTGTATCTTGTCTGTTGTATTCAATAAACTTTTTAAAGTCTTTGTTATACAACTGGTCAAGAGTACCTTCATATTGTGTTTTGTTTTCCCCTACTTCCATCTCACCAATAGCATCTAACTTGTATGAATGTCGTGATTCATAGTTATATTTCTTGTAAAGTTGTAAGTAGTCCAAGTGAATACGACCAACCAAGTCATATGTTTGTTCTTCTTTACCGAACCGTTCATATGTGCGTGGTTTAGGAAGTTGACTCATTAAGCAAAACTTGCGTGTGTCATCTTTACTCATTACTCGTGTGACACGATTAACCATGTAGGGTATATCATACCCTTCACTGTTCCAGCCAGTCATTACATCACTATCTTCAATGAGTTGAAAGAAAACATCAAACATATCCTTCTCATTTGTGAAAAGCATACAATTTTCAAACTCATTAGAAATTTCTTGCGCCGTTTCTGGTGACATATGCTTAGGGGCAATGACCAATGTAACTAGTGTATCTTGCCAATCTAAATATAATGAAATAGCAGTTACCGGGTTGAATGGATCACTAGTAGGACTAAATCCCTTCACAGGATCAAAGTCTACTTCAATGTCAAAGAAGCAAGTATGAAGTTTGGGAACATCTGCCTTAAGATAGTTTTCACTAAGGCAACGAAACACCACTGGTACATCACTTTCAAATAATTTCTTACCCGAATGAATGCGTTTTTCTTTTTCAAACTCTTGTCGTTTGCGGGTACTGAAACGACTTACAGGGTCACCATATATACTACGATGCTTACCCTTATGATCGGGAAAGTAGAGTACATAATTTGTGGGATATTCTTTGTATTGACGCTTTCCGTTCTGGTCCCGTTCAACTACAAAAATTCTATCGTCATCCCTAGAATGAACCGCATCCACGTAACTCAAAGTGTTTTTCCGACGGTAGATAAAATGGTATTTAATTCCTCATGATCGGCATTTGTTTGCCCAAGACTTGCTTTGTGTGCGATAGTTATTGCTTTCTTAAGAATTCCTGGCTTTACTTCCAGTTCTTCTGCAATAGCTTTAACAGTTTCACTTAGCCCCTCACGTAGAGTATCAATCTCGTGTAATACTACCATTCCTTCGTTAATCAATTGTGTTAACTTAATCTTTTGATCTCCGGTAAACATTTTTGCTGACATATAAATCTCCTGTGAAGTAGTTAGTATACTACATCTGCGAAACAAAGTCAACTATTTTACTGAAATATTTCTGGATGTGCTTTACCAAATACTTTCATATATTTTCCGGCACTCATATCTGCTAACATTTCAATTGGGCTACCCGGATAGCTGTCACCCGGTTTAATCATATTCAATTCACCTTGACGCACATGGGTAAGTTCATGAAATACAGTACGCATAATATCAACCATATTACGATTAGCAACGTATACCCAAACACTATTGTCATTTGTACTATGACGACCAGTATGATGCCCTTCTTGTGCTTCTTCAGTATCGTAACTGAATTCAAAGTTAGGTGTTGATTGCAAATTAAGTTGTTGACTAGCCCACTGAATGAATTTTTGCATTATTGGATTATCTTCCAAGAAGTCTGGTTGATCACCCTCTTCATCTAGTTTTCCCTTAACCCAGTCATCAGGTGATCTTTTGAATTTGTGAACAAACAAGTCATGCAATGCTTTACCGGTAATACTATGTCTTCTAGCTACTTGACGCATTAATTTGTCAATGGTAGAATAGTCATACTTTTCTAATGAAGGCAATCTTTTTGCCAATTCAATAACGGCGGATTCAATAATAATGTGTTCTGTTAGCATTATGTATTTATCAAAAAGTGCTCACTTTAACGAACTAAATGGGTAGCGATTCCTATTCGTTGGCCAGCAGCCGGCCACACGGCCCTAAGGGTGTTCTTTACCAAGAACTTTCTTTAAGTTCTAAATTATGTGTATCAAATCTTTTTAATCTAGCTAAGAATTCATTTGTTTTTTCTGTAACTACTCCAGTAAGTTGAAATGTAACTCTAGGAGTGTGTCCGGCATTTGCAGTAGAGTGGGGTATATTCTTCCAATCAAATGTAGTAACATCACCGGCATGCCATTGTTGATGTAAGTAGTTACCATAACTCCAAAAATGACCCTGTTCCCAATCGGTCAATGCAATCTGAATACGCATTACCATCCACGGTGTTTCAGGTGCCCACTTTTCTAGTTTATCTAAGTGCAAATTCCATACTTCTCCGGGCATCTGTACATGAACACGTTCCATGCAATCACCAAGACTAAACAAACTACTAATCTTTTTCAAGTTAGGAGTCATATCCCAGTTCAAGTGTGTGATTTGATAATCGGAACCATATCCAAATCTTTCTAGATCATATTCTTCGCTTGCTAGTTCTTCTTTTGATCTTGCTTTACCTACTTGACCACGGGTTCGCCAAGTTGCCGGTTTAGATGTTTTTACTGCATGAACTACATCTTCGGTATAGTCAGCTAGAATTTTACCTAATTTAATTACTTTATCAACTTGTGTGTCATTTTTAAAGTTATCAAAATGATAGTTACTTTTTTGTTTGCTTTGATCCCAACTACTTATCATATTACAGTTACCCTTACGTCTGATGCCCCATAATTCTGTTTATCTTCTTCTGGGGGTTGTTCTATATTTAACATATTACAAAGCATTGTATTATTTAATGGGGTTTTACTTATGTAGTTCAAACTACCGTGGACAATGCCAATGTTTTGTGCTTCTATGATTTTAGCCATTGCACGTAGGTCTGTGTAATGTTGATAGTTTGGATAGGTAATATCAAAATGTCCGCATTTTACCCACCAACCCAAGCAAGCATCATCGGGTCTATGTACCAATACCAACGGACAATCAGGCCAGGTCTTTTTTATAAACTCAATATGTTGAGTATAGCTGAACCAATGACTTTTGATTATTCGGATGCCTTCACCGCTAAATGGGCGGTCAAATTCTGCTTCGTGTTCTTCTTTACTACGGACACCAAAATAAGGTGAGAACCAATCGCCAAATTCCATGCCTGGATCAAAGTATGCACCCAAATGCATAAGTTCTGTCTTACCAGTCGCAGCATGAAAATAGGTTCGGTCAAGACTGAAATCACTGCGATCAAGGCTGGGACTATAGTAAATGTTTTTAACTACGCTAGACCATTTAGAGCCTGGAGCGCCGGCTACAAATATATATTTCATTCAGGTTTAAATCGTTGTGCTATTGGTTGCCATTCTTTGCGTAATTTAATCATACTAGAATTTAGTCCTTGTGCTGTATGTTCATTAATACTTATGAACATCATGTTATCCTCAAACTTTTCTTTAGCTTCTTTACTATTGATTGCGGGGATAAAGTTAGTACGATACCAATCTTGTATATCTTTAGATGTACCTTTGGGTAGTATAATATTCCAGCATCCGTAAATGTTTAGACCGGGGGCATAGTCCTTCATCAATGGTACTTTTTCTAAACCATGTATAGGAACTTCACTTGCTAGACCAATTAATTTTAATTTACCTGCTTGTAAATAAGGATATCCAACTGCCACCGGGGTAACACCAAACTCAACATGATTCCCCATAATATCTAATAATGCTTGTGCTGGACCTTTATACATGGCAGTCTCAACTTTATCACCCGGTACATTTAATTTACTAGTTAGATATTCTACTGCTAGTTTATGCCCGCCACCACCAATTGCAAAATTGATAGGTCTTTGTTTAGATTTAATTTCATTAATCAATTCTGCTGGGGTATTTACTTTGCTACTAGGATGTGCCCAAAATGCTAATGGACTTTTAGCAATGTTAGCAATTGGTTCAAACTCAAAAATGTTATATTTGATCAGTTGTGGATACCATACTTCAGCCGTTACCCATTGACTATTGCAAGCGGGAACTGATATAGTATATCCATCGTTTGCTACTGTATTAAAATAATTGGTAGCAATATTTCCGTCAGCACCCGGTTTATATTCAGATATAAATTTTACACCAGTGTTCTTTTCTACAATATCTGCTACAATTTTAAAACTTATCTCGTTACCCGCACCTGGTCCGTTTGGATATATAACAGTAATTTGTTTAGTTGGTTGCCATGCGAATGATGAAAATGTGAATAGTATGAGTAGTGTGCCTAATATTTTTTTCATTGGGATCTCCTTAAAATTTTATGCTAGTAAAGATAATTTTATCTATACATAAAATATTTATCATATTTAGCAAAAATTAAGGGAGTTGCAAAAAATTTAAGATAGTTGTTGTTTTTTTAGATATTCTTTGTAAAAATCTACAGCCTTTGGTTTATATTCGTCTGTTAGATTTAAATGTTTGATTATCCTATCAAGGTTAGTATCAATGTTTTGTTCATTTAGTATTTTATATAGATTGAATACCAAGATATCCGGCTGATTAATAACATATTCTTTTAATACGTCAAGGCTTGAATGCTGATATATTGGTTTTGGAAATGTACCATAGCAGGGATAAATGATGTTTTTTATATTCCATAACTCAAATGCAAGTGTCATTTCATCTTGGTTATTTGGAATAGACAATATAATCTTACTTTGTTTAAACCTAGATTTTATGTGATTAAGTGTAAGTATATGTGATGCAATTACATAATGTTCCTGTCCCTCAATAGTTTTGATGGTCCAATCATCCATTAATTGATTAAACAATTTAATTTCCTCATCACACCATGTGGGTTTAACAGTGATTGAAATATAGTTATTATTGAGCAGCCTTTCTAATCCAATTATGCCGCGTTGAAGCCTTCTATGGACTTCTCCGGTTTCTTTGATACGGGCAATTTCTTTATTGTTTAAAAGAATATCACATAATCCGCCTATAAATTGACCGCAACATCCCGGATAATAGGATACAAAAATTAAATTTTCACTGTTCATTGTTTTATTAAATATAACATATTTATAAATACTATGAACAATAAAATTTTTAAACTTTTACAAGAAAACTTACAGCTTGCGTTTAATTTACCCAAGTACTCTAAGATTTCTATTGACGAACAAACTATCGTACAAGACTTACCTTGGACACCAGCACGGTATTGCAAATTCAAAGATGCAGTAGAAGCTGAATTACATTTAACATGTGATTATGTAGGTGCGCTTCGTGCTATTACTGATGACTTATCAGAACGTTATATCTTACGTTTCTTTAGTGAGATTTGGAAACCACGTACAGGTGATTACGAACATACGGGTTGGGAACTTTCTGATGAAGTTAACAAACTAAACCCAGAGAAGGTACTTGATGTTGGTTGCGGATATCATCCATTCAAAGGTCGTATTCAGAATTTGATTGGTATCGACCCATATAATAATCAAGCTGACTATGAAGTTGATATACTTGAGTACAAAGTTAAACTTGAAAGTTATGATGTTATCATAGCCTTAGGTAGTATTAATTTTAATAGTCGTGATGAAATTGAAGCAAGATTCAGTCATTGTGTAGATTTACTTAAGACTAATGGAAAGTTTTTCTTACGTGCTAATCCAGGGATTACTCATAAGACCGGACCTTATGTAGAGATATTTCCTTGGACGTTTGAAGTGGTAAATGATTTTGCAGAAAAATATAACCTAAAATTAGAAACCTTTAAGCGTGATGCAAATGATAGATTATACTTTGTGTATACTAAACTTTAATCATAACTCTTACCACACTTGGCTCTTTTGGCTTGAGTGAGTTTACCAAAATCAACAGGCCATTCTTGACCCGGAGCTAATTCTTTAAGTTTTGGTGGAAATGCATAGTGTACCCCTGCTGTCTGCTGAATCTGTGCTATTGGTAATCTAAATTTAGTTAAGTCATTGCCTAAATTAGGATAGGGTGCAACGTGAGGGAAAGCCCAACCTGCTACTTCGTGTGTTTGATTATTGATAACAATTTTATAAAAACCATGCGGAACAACAACACCGTCGCCGATTTTCTTATCTTGTTGATTATAAACTCCACCTACATAAATTGTAAAACTTTGATTGAGTTGAACAGCCCAACCACGTACACTTGTTTCTAGCAACTTCCATATACCACGATTCAATGAACCGGCTTGTGGACTCATGTTAGTCATTAAGAAACTTTCAAATTCTACTTGTGTGTCCCATGACAAGTCACCATCTGGACTCATGTGACCTTTATCATATCCTGTAGCAGCATAATCATCTGGCTTGGGACCATTTGATACACTTTGGTCAATAGCAAAAGCATTTGTTCTTGCTACACAACCTAATGCATTTTGTGGCATTAATTCGTATGTTACAAACTTAGGTAATTTTGCAAGAGCATCATATCCAACTAGATATGCTTGTCGGCAAATAGGTTGTACACCTGTTGTTTGTGGGAATCCGTATGGTGCATGTACTTGACATTGCTGCACTGGATTTGGTGCTCGTTGTGTCCAAGCTGATGCAGTAAATGCAATTGTAATCAGTGCTAGTGCTAGTATTTTTTTCATGTTTAACTTACTTTGAAAAGTTTTGCATATTCTATAAAATTATCTTGTCTATCCTGCAAACCTTTTAATGCAGGATTAATTTTATATGTTACGGTTCTAGTATCTGCAAAATTTGTAATATCTTTTGTTTTGTTTTGCCAAAACCATACTGCAATATTTGCTGCTGTGACGGGGTCAGCAGCTAATTCTGGTTTGGTTAATAAGTCAATACCCAATGCTTGTCCAGCCATACGATAGTTATCTCTGCCTGTTAATTGAATATAACCTCTACCATGATAACGTACACCATCACCTGCATGTTTATTACCTAATATCTTAGCTGTTTTGGGAGCAAATTGAGGATCATACATTTTTTTATAATAATTGCTGCCACCTTTCTCATTCATATGAGTAAAGTCAAAACTTTCATGTTTCAATTGTGCCAAGAATTGTGCTAATTCGGTTCCCTTTATACCAGCCTGTGCTGCCACATTGACTAAATATTTTTCTGTCTCGTCTAAAAATGATTCTTGTGCTGGTTGTGTAATAGTGGGTTGTGCTGATTGAGATTGATCAACTGTTTTATTCTGAATTGCGTTATGTGCTCCTAATGCACCTAATGCTAATGCACCACCTGCTGCCCATTGTTTCCAACCTTCTTCTAATTCTTCTTCTGTTAGTTCTGCTGGATTATAACCTTGCTCAACTAGATGGCGATAATATTCATCACCTGTCCAACGATTACCTTGTTCAAAGGCTTCGTAGATAAATTCTTTTGCTCTCATTACTCACGTTCTGTTTTAAGAGTAGAACGAATAAACCATGCTTTTTTACCATATAGGTCTTGAAGTTCAGCCATGTAATTAGCAATACCCTGTTGACGTTCAGTGGTAGCTTCATCAAACATAGCAACCACAAGTTGACCCAGTGTTTCACAATCTTGTAGTAACTCAACAAACATGAGTTCTGCTCTTGGAACTTTAGTTTGGTCTTGAATGATACTTAGTTCAGCATAACGTGTTAAGCTACCGGGTGTATAAGCACCCAAGACTCTGATATATTCAGCAATAGGATCAATAGTAACATTTACATCTTCGTACAATGTATTAAAGAATTCGTGATATTGCGGGAAGTTACTGCCTTCAACATTCCAATGAAAGTTTTGTGTTTTAATAGCAAATGCTTGTGTACTGGCTAATAGTACTTTTAAGTTATCTGATAACATTATTAACCTTTAGTCTTTCTTTTTAGTGTTGACGTTGATAGCTGGACCGTGACGATCAGGGTTAGGATCTTCTCTACGCTTTCTTGCTGCGGCGCTTGCACGACCTTTTTTACCTAAACTGTGTGCTTTACTTTGTGGTAAGCATTTTGGTTTACCTTCTCCCGGTTCTCTTGCACATGGACCTTTGATATTACCCTTAGTATCCATGCGTACCCACTTTTCTTTACTAAACCAATCGTGTAAACTTTCATCTACGCTTTCAATGCCTTCTAGTATAGAACTTTCATTCTTTTTTCCACCGTTGCCCCAATTAGCTGCACCTTTTTTACGACATTTAACTAATGCACCGCTGGCATAAGCACTTGGCCATACACTATAACGGCTTTTAACTTTATAGTAGCAAGCATCTTTCTTTTCGTTCATCAATTCTTCACTAACCATTTCGCCACCGCAATGTGGGCAACTATGCTGGTCTTCCGTCACACCTTTTTCTAAATTATGTCCTGCTGGCCACATAATTGTTGCTACGTTTTTATGTTTGAATGCCCACTTTTGTGCATATCCCTCATCAGGAAACTGTAACATCCACTTTTTCTTTTGTTGACCGAGCCCTAGCATTACTGGCAAAGTGATTAAATCTGTGGTATCTTCTGTGTCGTCAATCTTTTCAAAGCTAACAACATGTCCAAATGAACCCTTTGCATATTTGTGTGCTGCTTGTTTATTTGAAAAATATTTCTTTTCCGTTGTTGTTTTACCGGCAAATGTTTTTTCTATAGTAGCTAAATATCTGTCTGGTGTTACAACTGAATCGTGGTATCCACGTCCATGAGTCTGTTTGTACAAATCTCCCAGTGCTCGTTGAACAAGTGCATTAGTGCCATAATAATCTAGCATAGCTTCCCACTCTGCTTGATCCTTTTCCTTGTCAGGCGCGGCAATGTCGTTATCTTGTGAATCTTGTCCAACACGCTGTGGGCGCGGTGTCTGACCATAGTCGCCACCAGTGAATGGATCCCATTTACCTTCCGTCACACCTTCATTCTTCACACAGTTGGGATATGTTTTACCAAACATCTTTTTATTACCCTCTTTGTGATAACCTTTCCAACATGCTTCATCTAAATTCTCTTGGTTTATGTGTGTTTCACACATACCGCAATCTGGACATGTCATTTCCATCTCAATAGATTCATTATGTTTTTTCTTACCAGCACAATGAGCCTTTTGTGAGAAGCCTTTTGGATGGCTACAGTTAATACTGCTCTTGTAC